GTACAACTACCGTGAAGTGGGATGGCAAGCCTGCTGTGATTTTTGGACGCAAGCCTGCCACAGGTGAGTTTGTGCTCACAGACGGTGCAGGTTTTGATGCACGTGGCTACGATGGTCTAGCCACCAGCCCTGAAATGATGGCACAGATTCAAAGCACTCGCAAAGGTGAGCGCGGAGAAATAACCCAACTTTATGCCACGCTGTGGCCTGTGTTGGAAGCCGCTATACCAAGAAACTTCCGAGGCTATGTCAAAGGAGATTTGCTGTACATGGAAACACCTCCTTTGGAAGCCGGCAACTATGTGTTCAAACCCAACACAGTGGAGTATCGTATTCCTGCCAAATCCAGTTTGGGACAGCGAATTGGTGCCAGTACAATTGGCATCGCCATGCACTCAATGTACGCTGACCAAGGTGAACCACGACAGCCACTCAGCAGAGTAAAGTTCAATGACGTTCCTGGGCTGCTGTTGATTGAGCCCATTGCTGGCAAGCAAATGACTCCCGAGCCTGCGCTGGTCAAGCAAATACGTGCTATTATTCGCAGCAAGGGCGCTGATATTGACACACTGTTTAATCCTGCAGAACTGCGAGCACAACAGATCACAGACTTGGCCAAGCTGTGTGTGGACTATATCAACTCTAGAATCAAAACAGGCAACTTTGACAATCTGCTGCCGGGATTCGGCGAGTGGTTACAAACCCGTGTAAGCCCAAGAAAATTCAACAACATTGTTGAGTACATAAACAGCCCAAGAAGTAACTTGGAAGGTATGGCTGCTGCGTTTACAATCTTTATCTACTTGCATGATCTTAAACTGGATATATTAAGACAGCTGGATTTGAAGGATCCAGGACACGAAGGTTGGGTCATGGCCACTCCTGCTGGCTATGCCAAAGCTGTGAATCGCTTTGATTTCACTGCTAGAAACAAAGCCCAAAACAACCCTCAACAGGGATAAATTTTTCCGTTTTGACTAAATAAAAGCAGGTCCACTGTGACCACTAACTTTAAAGGAAATTTATCATGGCATATTATACCCCCGTAAATGGTGACGCACAACCAGTATTCGCATTAGACGTTCAAAACGGTCCTGTTGCTGCTAGCGCAAGCACCACTGGTGTTCCAGTTCAACCACAAGGTCCCAAGCTGGACTTCTTCCGCGTTGTTGCCAACGTTTCTCTTGCTACCCAATCTGGCGTACAAGAGTATGTTGCCAACGTTCTGCAAGCTGTTCAACAAACAGCCACAGTTGCTATGTACCAAGTTGACACCGGTAACGTTCTCAGCATTGCTACATACCCAACAGGCGCTTTTGCCAACGCAAGCACCAACACATCTGCTGCTGTGTTCCTGGCTGCTGCCAACATCACCTACACAGGTGCTCAGTTAGATAGCTGCACCAGCATTGGTTTCAAACTGGCTGCTTCCTAATCCGATCTAACTTGATCAGACCAACCCCGGAAATAAACCTCCGGGGTTTTTCTTTGCCGTAAATAATCTACGATGAAGATATTGTGTCGCACACTGTTTGACTGCACCTACACTGGAGTAACAGGCAACTTTAGAGTTAACCAACTGCCGTTTGAGGATCAGTCAGGCAAGTCTATTGCCAGTTACAATGACTGGATCTTTGCTCGCAATCAACAACGAAACTGGGAAACCATAATGCAAATGATCAGTCTTCGTGCTCAACCAACAATATCTCAATACCCTGAACAACAACAAGACAGCTGGGAGTTTGTTTTTGAAGTTGAAACTCCGGGTGTTTACAGCGCCAATGGCACAGTAGACAACTATGATACACTGTTGAATGAATGTCATGGTATTCCAATGTTGACAGGTTTAACTGAAAAATCCACACTAACGCCGCAGTTAACTGCCCGAGGCCAGCAACAAAATATCTGGTTTGAAACGGTAAATAAGTCATTGGAGCACACTGATGGTTGAACCTACCGATATCGAAAAGAAAAGTCTCGAAGCCCACGTGGAACTGTGTGCCGAACGCTATAAACTACTGGAAATCAAATTGGAAGCAGTAGAAGAGGGCGTTGTTACAACCAAAGACATGGTACAAAATCTTTCTCAAACTGTGAGTGCAATGGCTGAGAAAAACAACGATCGACTGATCAAATGGGGTGTGGGCATTATCGCTACACTGGCTGGAGCCTGCGGTTGGTTGCTAACTCATTATTTTAAATGAACAAAGAACAAAAGCTAGAGCGTTGGGCCGAACGCGAAATACAGCGTAATATTCACAACATGATCATCGACGACGATGACGGTGGTTATGTAGTGTTTGGAAGATATCATATGCAGCCAGCAGACACAGGATTTACCATACATACCTGGGATAGATTCATACACTGTTTTGCCAACAAACGCACAGCAATCAGCTGGTGTGTGGCAGATCACATAAACCACATAAATTTAGCCAACCAAATATTAACACTGGACCGCAAACAGCAGAGTTTGTTGGCTGATATTCACAGTCGTCGCACCTTGGGCAATCGTGGACGCACAGAAGATTTCGCAGAAATAGTAAATACTAAAATACAGCCAAAGATCGCTCGGCACGAAATGGTGTCAGCGGAATTAGAGAAATGTATTAATTCGGCTAAATATATACAGATCAGAGGATTCAATAATGAAACTGCAAGAATTCACGGCTAACAAGCCAACACAACAAATCTCCAAAGTATTCGAGAGTTACTTTGGTTCACGATTCCAGTTTGACCAACTAACCCCTGGCCAAGCTCGTCAGCTACTGGCCAAAGTCCGTGGCGCATTGAATGAGACACGTCGTAGCTCTGCTTTCCATCAAAGTGAAAAGAATCCTGCTTACTTGAAGATGATGATGCTGGAACAAGCTTTGGGCGCCATGGCTGCTCCTGCACCTGCTGGAACCGCTGGAACCGCTGGAACCGCTGGTGCTGCAGGGACTGCCGGTGCCGCTGCCAATCCTGCTGCCATGGCTGCCAGTGTAGTTGCACAACAAAAAGATCCCAAGGTCAAGGCTGCACTACAAAAAGCTGCCAAAGGCCAAAGTTTGAATCCTGATGAGCAAAAGATTCTTGCTGGTGTAGCACTGAGTCACACCGAAAGCAAACTGCGTCGTGCTTATCGTATGTTGAAAGAATCAGAAGTTCAACAAGCTCAGGTAGTTTTGGCTGCACAAGACATGGTGGACAAAATGCAGTCTATGTTGGAAGATACTACAGAGCTGCAATTCAAAGAACTGCCAGCATTGGTTGACTCCATCAAGAACCAAGTAGGCATTGATCAGGCACAACAATTCAACAGCGATGTCACAGCCGCACTCACAGGCCTGGTACAGAACCTGCAAGCTGCCAAAGCACAACTTGACCAAGCTCTTGGAGTTGTAACTGGTACTGCTGCTCCTGCTGTTCCCGGTATGGATGCTGCCGCTGCTGCTGGTGCCGACTTGGGAGCTGATGTTGGTGCCGCTGCTGCTGGTGCTCCAGGAGCCGAAGCTGGTGCTGACTTGGGGGCCGATGCAGGTGCCGAATTGGCTGCTGCTGACTTTGGTGACGAAGCAGAAACAGGTGGTCAAGCCGAATTGGGTCGCGGCCGCAGATAATGAGAATCGACGAAGTTGATCAAGGTGCTGATCCAAACAAGTTGGTGGGCCTTGTTCAGTTCCTTGCTGGTCGTGCCACAGATACCAATGCCCAAAAACAAATAAGCCAAGGAGCATTTATGCAACTGGCTCAAAGCCTGGGCATCAATGTCACCACTCAAAATCTTGCTGCCATTATTGCACAACCACCACTCAACGGCGTGCTGGAACCCCTGGATCCCAATTCGGGAATGATCACTTTCAAAGGCGCAGATATTGGTCCTACCAAAATGTCAGTGCCCCAGGCCCAGCAAGTAGTCAACAAAATGGCCAAAAGCGCAATGAAGCGCGGAATGAAGTAAACAAATCGTTGACATCAGGCGTTGTATTAGTATACAATGTCAAGGAGAACTTGTATGAAAAACCTCGTTGCAATTTTATTATTGAGCATCGGCATTTCGGCATCAGCTCACGGCCCACACGGACATTATCATGGTCATTATGGCGGCTCGGGTGGTTGGGGTTGGGTAGCACCTGCGGTAATCGGCGGCGCCATTGTATATGGAATGACACGCACACCACCACCTCCACCGCCACCGCAGGCTGTGATAGTTGTGCCTCCGGGCTACCCCCCACCTCCTGTGGGATACAGATACGATCAAATTTTGGATGCCAATTGCAGTTGTTATCGTTGGGTACTGGTACAGGTATACTGACATGATTGAAATTACCGAAAACGCATTGATCAAAATCACAGACATCTTGGCAGAAGAAAACAATCCTGAGATAAAACTGCGCACCTTTATTCAGGGCGGAGGTTGTGCTGGATTCAGCTATGGATTTACCTTGGATGAAATTGCAAACGAAGATGACTATCTAATTGAAAAACCCGGCGTGTCGATATTGATCGACAGCATCAGCATGCAGTACCTACAAGGGTCTACCATTGACTACAAAGAAGATTTGATGAACAGCAATTTTGTAATAACCAATCCCAATGCCGTATCAACCTGTGGTTGCGGTTCTAGTTTTGCAGTATAACCTATGTACGAACCAAAATATTGGCTGATTAAATTAAAAAATCGAGCCCCTGATCTTGAAAAATATACCATACACATGATAGCTGAAACCCAGGAGCAAGCTCGTCGCATGGCCGAAGATGTTTTAAAGCAAGCCCGACTGCATCGTCATAGGACCTGGCCGAGAAACCCTCGATCAAATCGTCCAATATAAAATGGTCGCCATCCGAGGGAGCGACATT